AAATGTAGAATATAATTTTCCTAGTATAAAATTTACACCACCACCACAATGTATGCCAGATGAATATAAACATGAAGATTATATTACTGCATACAAACAATACTATGTAGGTGAAAAGAAAAGATTCGCAAAGTACACAGCAGTTGACATACCACACTTTATGTGCTAATGTAAGTCATCATGAAAAAAATAATCAGTAAAATAAATGTATGGTCATTGTATTACCGAACAGAGATTGTTTGGTTTATCATTGGCTTTATCGTAGGAATAATAATAATATGAAAGTAAAAGAAATAGAAGCAAAGATAGGTACACTATCTAATCCTGCTAAGATGCCCTCGTATGCGTGGGGTATACCTATTGAGTACTGCAAAACAGGTAGTATATTAGCAGAAGTAAAAGGCACGATATGTAATAAATGTTACGCTGGTAAAGGTTGCTATGTGTTTCCTGTTGTCAAAGCTATGTATGAAAAAAGATATCAAGCTATTGAATTGCCAGAGTGGGTAGACTACATGGCAGAACTTATTACACAGAAATATAAAAATAAAAAGAAAGAAGACAGATATCACAGATGGTTTGATTCTGGTGATGTACAATCTTACTCACATCTTATGAAAATATTTGAGGTGTGTGAACTTACACCACATATAAAATACTGGCTAGCTACTAGAGAGTATCAAATTATTAGTAAGATCAAAGAGGAAGATGTACCGAAGAATTTGTGTTTACGAGTATCAACTACTAAAGTTGATAGTCCTCAACCTAAGTTTTGGAAGTGGACATCTGGTGTGCATAAAGATAAGAAAGCAATAGGTCATGAGTGTCCATCACAAACTCAAGATAATAAGTGTGGTAGTTGCCGTGCCTGTTGGAGTCGTAAAGTTAAACAAGTAAGCTACGAGGAGCATTAATATGGCAGAACGAGTAATATACAAATGTGCAAAGAGTGGAACTTTTTACACAACAAAAGATGATAATGATAAAGATATGGCAACAATTAATTTTAATGCAAATGATATGGATAGCCTTTGTAATGCATTAAATAATTGGGATCTATCTGAAAATTTTGAAGATGAGGATGATGAATGAAAAATCAAAAATGGATAGGTTTTAAAAAACCTAAATTTATAGGTATTGACTTTGATTGTAAGGGCAATCCTTTAATTGAATGGCAAGAAGCATTAAAATTAAAAATTGATAGAGATACTATTGGTTATGATTTTAAAGTTGTTGCTTATAAAAAAGTACAAAGTTGTATGGAGGAAGAATAATATGGCAGGAGATCACAGTGAATACATAGACGATTATTGTAGAGACAATTATGGTCATACAAATTGGGGGTATTTAGATACCTATACAAAAGAAGAACTAGCAAAAGCAGATCATGATATAGAAAATAATATTGTTTTCTGGCACGAAGATGAGGAGGATGAATGAAACATAAATGTACAGGTTGGGCGATAGTCGCAACAATGGAAAGACCAGATGGTACTTGGTATGATGAAACAATTACAGACATAGATGATGACACAGCTTCATCTGTTGATAGTTTTTTAACTGAATACTGTGAAGAAAAGGAGAGAGATAAACATGAGTAATTGTTATGACCATAGTATAAAAAAAGATATAATGGATAGCTATTGTTGGAATAGTAAAGAAGAAGCAAAAGCAAATGTCTTACAAAATTATAAACAGTTAAGACAATGGTATGAAAGAGAATGTGAAAAATATAAAAGACCACTAGGTGGAGACGAATCATTTGATAAATGGTACGAGGAATACACTGGTGGAACATGGGAGGAAAACAATGAGTGATAGAGTGACAAAGAAAAAAATAAAAACTTTTTTAACATTAAGATTTAGAAAAGAACCAATGATGATGTATGATAATACATTAGATGTAGCAATAGAAGTTATACAAGACTTTTTAAACTGTGATCCAATGGACATAGGCAAACTACAAAGTAATACATATAACACAATATATAATATAGAAAGGGAAATAGATGATACCATATGAAATAGGAAAACAATTAATAGATAAAATAGAAAGAGAACTAGGTGGCAAAGCAAATGGTCACGAAGAATATCTTGAAGGAATGGGTACACAGTTTTCTTTTGATTTAAATGGCAAGTCATATAGTGTTGACTTGTGGGATGAAAGTATATTAGATTTGCATAACCAATGACATTTGAATTTAAACATCCAAACTATTATAAAAAAATAAAAAAAGAAAATAGCTTGACAAATAAAATAAACTATGATAAGGGATTAGACAATGAAAAAATACAAAATAAGACTAACAGGACTGGGAATAGAAGCAACAGCAATAATACCATTCGAAGTAGAACCAACATACGAACAGATAGAAAATAAGTTAGCAGAGTACTTTGATCACAATCTTATGAAGATTGAGAAAGATGAGTTCTATGCAACAGATAAGTATTCAATTACATACGAGGAATTACCTGTTGAATTATAAACAACAACTAGCAGTGGTAGAGGGTTTATCTCTACAGCCAGATATACAAACAAGAATGGATTGCCCATTTTGTAATGGTAAAAATACATTTTCTGTAGACACAACAGAGGGTAATATAAACTGGTATTGTTTTCATGCTTCATGCAGTGCTAAAGGTAAAAAACAAGGAGAAAAAAATATGCAATATGTAGAAAAAGTATTTCATGGTAATAAAGAATTACATATAGAAGATGTAAATTTTAAAATACCAGATAGCTTTCAATCAATATACTCAAATGAAAAGGCTATGCGTTGGCTATCCAACAATAACTGTTGGGAGTCTTGGTCATGGGGTAGAGCAGATTTTAAGTATGATGTAAAACAAGATAGAGTTGTATTCTTAGTTAAGAATAGGATATCACACAAGATCGTGGGTGCAGTTGGTAGAGCATTAAATAAAAATGATTTTCCTAAATGGTTTATGTATGGTAATAAAGATGTACCATTTAAGTGTGGTGAGTGTAGTGATGCAGTAATTGTAGAGGATTGCCCATCAGCTTGTGCAGTATCAAATATATTAACTGGTATAGCAATCATGGGTACTAAATTAAAATCAGTACAGAAGTCACACTTAAAACCATATAAAAATTTATATATATGTTTAGATAGAGATGCTACAACAAAAGCATATGACATGGCAAAAGATTTAAGATCATCTGGTTTTGAAAATATAATTGTAAAACCGTTAGAAGATGACCTTAAATACTTTAATACAGATCAAATAAGGAGTATATTTTATGGACAATAAGATGATAACAAAAGAAATGGTTGAGTATTGGCTAGATGATAACTACCAAAATTGGATAGCAGATATTTTAGTTTCACTAGCTAATGATAAAAATCCTAATGCACTTTCCGATTTACAAAAAGAAATTAAAGATGCATGGGAGCAACGTTCAGAGGTAAATTAAATGATAGAAAAACAAATGATTAGGCTTATGCTTAATAAAAAATTTTATACACAATACAAAGGCACACTATCTCCAACAGTATTTGCAGGAGATATAAGTTCTTTGTATGACACAATACAAAAGGCTCATGATAAGTATGAAGAAGATATAAAAGTTGATGAGTTATATTCTTTGCATACTACTATATTTAATCCTGCACTAACTCGTGCTGCAAAAGAAAAGTTTAGTGAATTAGTAGAGGACATCAAAGAAGTACAAGAGCCTAGTAAAGAGATAGCAAAAGATATTATGCGTATCTTATCTGACAGAGATCTTGCACAAAGAATAGCAATAGAGTCTACAGAAATATTTAATGGTAAGGAAGCAAACTTTAATGAGATAACAACCATGATAGAAAAACATAAACATGGTATCGATGATGAAAAAGTCCCTGCAGTTACTAATAATATTAGTGAGGTCTTAGATTCTCTAAATGTTACTACTAAATGGAAGTTTAATATACCTATTATAAAAGAAAATATAGGTGGTATAGGTGCAGGCAATCTTATGATTGCATTTGCTAGACCAGAGACAGGTAAGACTGCATTCTGGGTTAGCCTATGTGCAGCACCAAATGGTTTTGCTGAACAGGGTGCAAAGATACATGCATTTATAAATGAAGAACCTGCTATTCGTACACAGATGAGAGCCATATCTTGCTATACTGGTATGACTAGAGAAGAAATAATAAAAGATATAGAAACAGCACAATCTTATTGGGGTGAAATAAAAAATAATATATCAATGTTTGATACAGTTGACTGGTCAATGGAGGATATAGATGCACATTGTGAAAAACATAAACCAGATATTATTGTAATAGATCAGCTAGATAAAATAAATGTTACAGGAACATATGCAAGAACAGATGAAAAGTTAAGACAAATATATACTGCAACAAGAGAGATTGCAAAGAGAAGAGATTGTGCAGTGATTGCTATATCTCAAGCATCTGCTGACGCACACAATAGAAACAGTATTTCATTTGATCAAATGGAAAACTCTAAGACTGGTAAAGCTGCTGAAGCTGATTTAATTATTGGTATAGGTAGAAATGCAAACAGTGACTTAGAAAATAAAATAAGAACATTATGTATAAGTAAAAATAAAATAAATGGTTATCATGGTGAACCCGTGTGTACCATTAGAAGGGAAATAAGTAGGTACGAAGTATGATAACAACAGTAGACGTAGAAACATCATATCAAAAAACAGAAAATGGTGGGTATGATCCATCACCATTTCATGAAGATAATATATTAGTTAGTGTTGGGTTAGACTCTGACTATGGTGATGAGTATTATTTTACAGGACATTCTGAAAGAATTAGTAAAGGTGGTAAAGCTAGAATACAAGAGGTACTAGATGAAACAACTTTACTTGTAGGTCACAATATTAAATTTGATTTAATGTGGTTATTAGAATCTGGATTTAAATATAGTGGTAAGGTATATGATACCATGTTAGGAGAGTATATACTTAATAGAGGTATTAGAAAAAGTTTAACATTAGAGATGTCTTGTCGTAGAAGAAAAATAGGATCTAAAGATAGTAGTATAAAAGAATATATGGATAGAGGTGTATCATTTGAAAACATACCTGCAGAAATTGTAGAAGAATATGGAAAGATTGATGTCCAGATAACTAGAAGATTATTTGATTCTCAAATGGCAGATTTTAAACTACCAAAGAATAAAGGTCTATTGATGACAGCAAAGATGATGAATGAATTTTTAGTTGTTTTATCTGACATGGAAAGAAATGGTATCAATATAAATACAGAAGATTTAAACAGTGTTGAAAAAGAATTTAGAGCAGAGTTTGCATATCTAAAACAAAAGATAGATAAAATTGTTTATGAACAAATGGGTGATACTAAAATAAATTTATCTAGTCCAGAACAATTATCTTGGTTAATATATTCTATGAAACCAAAAGATAAAAAAAATTGGTCTAAAATATTTAATGTAGGTATAGATAAAAGCACAGGTAAAAGTAAAAGAAGACCTAACTATTCAAGGCAACAATTTAGAAATTTAGTTGCAGACAATACTGAAGTAATACACAGAACTGTAGCTGAACAATGCATAGCTTGTCATGGCAAAGGTGTAATTAAAAAAATAAAAAAAGATGGTAGTCCATTTAAAAATTACACTAAATGTTCTGACTGTAATGGTGAAGGATACATCTATACTCCAATGGCAAAGATTGCAGGATTTAGGCAAAGACCTAGAAGTGTATATGATATTGCAGAGTCTGGATTTAGAACAGATAAAATTACATTAAATAAAATTGCTGCAGAAGCTGAAGGTGAGTTCAAAGAATTTATTGATGCAGTTGTAAGGCACAATGCAGTTGATACATACCTAAATACATTCGTAGAAGGATTAAAAAGTTTTACAAATGAAAAAGGTTTTTTACATCCTAAGTTTATGCAGGCAGTCACAGCTACAGGTAGATTATCTAGTCGTGATCCTAACTTTCAAAACCAACCTAGAGGTAAAACATTTCCTATTAGAAAAGTTGTGACATCTAGATTTGACAAAGGCAGTATACTTGAGATAGACTTTGCACAATTAGAATTTAGAACTGCAGTTTATTTATCACAAGATAAACAAGGTATGGAAGATATAAAAAATAATATTGATGTGCACCAATACACTGCTGACATCATAGGTGTATCAAGACAAGATGCAAAGGCACATACATTTAAACCTTTGTATGGTGGTGTAACTGGTACAGAAGATGAAAAAAGATACTACACTAAA